GTGCAAACAGATTATCTCTTTAATGCTATAAAAGGTTTTAAGAAATTTAAAGAGTTTGGCTACACTGTATCTATGAGAATAGATGAAGCACAGCATAGATTAAAGATAATAAATTTCTATTTACAATATGGTCTAAAAGCAACACTTGATGCTTTTAGTATAAGTAAAAGAACTCTTTATAGATGGCAAAGTCTATATAACAAAGGTGGTAGTTTAGCTCTTAATCCTAAATCAAAGCGTCCTAAAAGATATAGAGTATCTAGCTTTGATAGATGTATTGTTAAAGAGATAAAAAGATTAAGAACCATATATCCAAACATATGTAAAGATAGATTATATTATTTGCTAAGACCATATTGTATGTCTTTGGGCATAAAATTACCTAGTGTATCTAGTATAGGCAGGATAATATCTTGTGATAAAGATAGATACCTTTAAAGATAGATAGAAATGGTAAGGCTAAAAAGATAACAAGAAACTTTAAAGACAGAAAGCCAAAGAATTTAAAATCTGAGCCTTTTAAGAACTTCGCTCTTGATACAATACAAATTGTTAATAATGGTATTAGAAGATATATCTTAACTATGATTAATATTGATACTAGAGTAGCTTATGCTATGGCTTTGCCTTGTAAGCATACAAGATATACAGCACTTGGGTTAAAGGCTTTAATAAGTGGTATGAGAATGTGTAGTAGCAATAACAACAATAGCAATGCCAACAGTTATGATAATCATAAAATTTCACTACTTACAGATAATGGCAGTGAGTTTGCATTGCATTTTAAAGATGTGGTTAAAGAGCATAATCTAACTCACTATTTCACCTATCCAAGAAGTCCTAAGATGAATGCGTATAACGAGAGATTTAATAGGACAATCAAAGATATGTTTATCTCGTATAATGAAGATTTACTATTTACAGATATAAATGAATTTAACAGACAGATGGCTAAATGGTTGATTGATTATAATACTGTCTTACCTCATACTTCATTAGGATATAAAACTCCAATAGAATATGCTATAATGAGAGATAAAAAGTGCAATATGTATTGGACTTGTGCAAAGTCTATAAAATTTAGTTTTATTCTGGTAAAATAATAAATTGAGGAGTGTAAAATGGCAAACGAATTAACACTATTTGATATAAACAATCAAGAAAACGATGCTTTTGAGTTGTCGGCTCATAAAAATGGTAAAACATTTTGGTTAGCTAGTGAGCTTGCACAAATGCTAGGGTACGACAATGTCAAATCACTAAATAAAGCTATCAATAAAGCTATAAGCGTATGCTCAACCATTGGACATCATATACTAGAACACTTTACCCCTAACGAAGACAATACCGACTATAAACTTTCTCGCTTTGCTTGTTTTTTAGTTTCAATGAATGCCGATATTAAAAAGCCGATGGTGGCACAAGCGCAAGCATACTTTGCAACAATAGCAGAAGCCTTGCATAGACATATAGAAGCCCAGCAGCTAGAACGACTTGAAATTAGAGAGAAAACCAAAGGGGCAACAACGGCTCTTAGTGGAGTCGCAAAAACTCACGGTGTAGAAAACTATGCGTATTTTATGAACAAGGGTTATATGGGCATGTATAATATGGGGTTAAATGAGCTAAAAAAACATAAAGGCATAGGTGTCAAGGATCAAATTCTTGATTTTATGGGAGCTCGTGAGCTTGCAGCAAATCTTTTTAGGCTTCAAGAAACAAAGGCTAAAATAGAAAATAGTAATATCTATGGACAAAAAAATTTAGAAAATACAGCATATGAAGTTGGTCGCAAAGTTAGAAATATGATGATAGAAAATGACGGAGTTAAACCTGAAATGCTAGCAAAAAACGAACATATAAAAGAGGTATCAAAAGAGCTTAAAAAGGTTAATAGAAATTTGAGTAAAAAAGATAAAAAGTAAAAAAGATATCTACATGAATAAACTGGACCTTTAAACTCAATTAGATATATTTAACAATAATTATAGAATACTTTTTGATAATTTGAATGTTTTAAAAGATGATACAAAAATATATATTGAAGACGATACGAATGTTAAAAAATGTAGATTTTGTGGCAAATCTTGTCCAGAGGTAACTTTTAAAAACATATCACATGCCATACCTGAATGTCTTGGTAATAAACAAATTATATGCAAAAATGAATGTGATGAGTGCAATAAATTTTTTTCAGAAAAGCTAGAAAATCATCTTGACAAAATTACACTGCCTTATCGCAATATAAATTTTTTAAAAGGAAAAATAAAATTCCAAGCTATAAAGTCAAAAATGATGAAACACAAAGATTAGACTCCATTATCAAGGGCGGCGAAAGATACTCCAAAATAAGATCAAAAGAAAAAGATGGATTTGCTACTTTAGATATTGCGAACAAAACTTTATGCATAAAACTAGAGCTTCAGCCACATGTGCCGTCTATGGCATATAAAGCATTAGTAAAAATGGCACTATCTATTATGCCAAAAGACGACCTGGTAAATTTTAAAAACTCTACCAGGTGGATTCTTTCGTTAGATGATAAAAATATTCTTCATCCATTAATTGTTCTGCGAACTTTTGTGCCAGGAGTGAATGTTTTAAAAAAACATTAGTTTTTTTACTAAAAAGGAATTCTTTATGTGAAAAATACCCTGACTGTATTTTTGTTATTGCATTTGGAAATATTATGTATCAGATAATAGTTCCAAGTGACAGAGAATATATGCAAGGAGGAACCCATGAGAAACAAATACCAAAATTTATTAGTCCGTTTGAGGTTGAATGGCCTTTAGGTAATTCAAAAGTTGAAATACTAGATTGGTCAAACACTGAGACACTAAAAGGAAAACAAGAAATTTTATATTTTTGTGGTGAATACATTCAAAAAATATAAAGATAACCTTACCCCTCAAACTCCACATCGATCATATAGCTTGTAGTGCTTAGATTATGTGACGCCGACTTTATACTAAATTCTACATTTTCAAGTCCGGCTACGCCTAAAATTTTTAGCTTTCCGCCGGCTCTTAATTCTCTACCAGTGCAGCTTAAATTTCCGTTTATCCCGCCGCGTTGCAGCTCGTTTAGCTTCGCTTCGCCTTTTTTAAAGGCTTCGTTGTCCGTCTTTGGCTCGGGGATATTTAATTTGTACGTTTGCTCTCCGCTGCCTATCTTCGCCTGTTTGTCTTTGCCGTCTTTTGAGTCGTGCCACTGCACTATCACGGCGGTATAGCTATTGCGATTGGCTTCTGTGATGCTTAGGCTCTCGCACTCGCTCAAGGCTATTTCAAAGCTTGGTAGATTTTCGTTTTTGGGTGTATTTGACGTTTGACTCTCATCACCTTTGGCGTCTTTACTTGTGATTACTATTGTATTATTTGCCACTTTCATTATGTAGCCATACTCAAAGCAAATCCCGTATAAAAAGTCAAGATCGCTAATATCGTTTTGCAGAACGGAGGCGATAGGCTGATCGTTTCCGTTTGTTTTTATAGCCAGTTTGTTCTCATTGGCTATTTTTGATGCTATGGCAAACAAGCTAGTATTTTCCCAGCTTCTACGTTTGGCTATCTTTTGTGGGCTTGCGAAATTTACAGCTGTTGCTCTAACTTCGGTCGTATTTGCCTTGTAATCACGCGTGGCGGTTTGGACGCTAAATTTGCCGCAATGATAAAGATTGTTGCCATATCCAAGCCAAAGCTCAAGACTATCTCCAAATATAGGTTTAGCATATATACCATTTACCACTATACTTATCTCGTCGCTCTCGCTTCCCTCTTTGTCCTCGTAGTTTAGGCTGATAAGATTTGCTTTTATTTTGGCGGTTATGTCATTGTCCTTTGCGAGTAGCTTAAAATTTGGCACTCTTACCATAGCGTTTTCTCGCTTTTTATCTCTTTTACCTTTATTTCAGGCAAAAAGACCCTATCTCCAGCCTTTAAAACGCTGTTTAAATGGCTATTAAAAGCTAAAATTTCGGCAAAGTTTTCTAAAGTGCCGTAGTGTTTATAAATTATCGCATCAAGCCGTTCGCCGTCGCTCGCAATGTAAATTTTACTCATCATAATCCCTTTTAAGCTCTAAACTAAATCCTTGACTAAAAAATAGCCCATTATCCGTAAAAACAGCTTGGCTCTCGCTTATCTTTGTTATTACAAATTTACCTAAATATTTGCCGTATCCAGTAATTAACGCATAACTAAGCCCAGTGTGTGCTAGGGCATAAAGCTCTTTTAGTGCCTCTTGCTTGTCGCCTTGATACGGCAAGGTGTGCCCGTCTATTTTTACGATTTCATTTCCTAAATTTGCACGAAAGAGTGCCGGATAGTTTCCTATCCTTGCGTTTTCGCTAATGCCAAATTCGCTCTCTTTTGATATGCCGTCCGTTTGTCTCCAGCTAAATTTAAATCCGCCTAACGATAAGACCATTTTTAACCCCTTATTGCCCTATAATACTTCTATTTTTTGCATTCATCTCATCTTGTCTTAAAGCCCTTTTTACGCTGGCTACTAGCTGTCTTTCAAACTCACTCATATCGAATTTGCCGTTACTCGTGGCTATGTTTATACCTCCGCTAAAATTTATGTTTATGGTTGATCCGTTTGTTGTCATGGCCACCGCGCTTTTAGCTCCGCTTGGCAAAGCAGTGCCAGCCGTATCACTAAAGGCGGACGTTTTTTCACCTGGTGTATCGTCATTAAACCAGCGGTTATACCAGTTACTCTCTTTACCGTCTCCTATGCCTAGCTTCTCGCTAGCCCAGCTGGTGGCTTTGCCTATGGAGTCGCCTATGCTTGATATTAAGTTGCTAACCCATGCAAACTTTTCGCCTATCCAGTCAAAAAAACCACCAAATAAGCTATTCCACGCATCAATAACCGGAGAAAATATACCGCTTAAAAAATCACTTAGCCCTTGCCAAAGATCACTAAAAAACTGCGTCGTAGCTTGCCAATATGGCTTAATGCTTTCCCAAATAGAGCTAAAAAATGCTTTTACCTTATCCCAGTTTTCTATCAGATAGGTTGCCGCCATACCGATACCTACTACCAAAGCGCCGATACCGGTGCTAATAAGCGCAAGGCGTAAAATTTTCATAGCGCCTGCGCTGGCTATTATGCCGCCCCTTAAAATACCCATCGTTGCAGCATATGCCTTACTTGCCCTGTCGCTTATCCAAGTTGCGGCGGCTAGGGCTTTTAATCTTGTTTGCGTAATGAGATAGGCGGCATTTAGCTTTAAGATGCTTAGATATTTAAGCTTAAATACGCTATTTAAAAAGCTTATGCCTATTCCTAAAATTTTAATCTGCTGCCATGCTATACCAAGACTCCAGCCCAGTATTTTGATGGCGGGTGCTAAAGTAACAATAGCTAAAACTCCGCCCATAAAGCCAAATATCACCTTTGAGGCGTCAGGGTATCTATTTGTCAATGCTATAATTCCGTTTATTAGCTTACTAAGTCCGCTTGTGATTAAATTTAACGTCGGTAAAAAGGCATTGCCTATTGTTATACCTAAATTTATAAAGCTTTGAGACAATCTTTCAAGTCCGCTTTTGGTTGTAGCTAATTTTGCTTTTAACGCCTCATCCATGCTGCCGTTTGCGCCTTCGCTATTTATGAGCGAACTAGCCTCGTTATATTTATCGATCGCATTTACGAGCGATCCCATATCGTCTGCAAACTGAGCCCCGAACATATCGGTTAATATACCCATTTGAGCTTTTTTATCGACCTTTGCTAAGGTATTTAAAAACATATCAAGTCCGCCGCTTGCATCACGTTGCATCGCTACCTTTAAGTAGTTTGCATCCATTCCCATGCTTTTTAGGGCCTCTTTAAATTTCTCATCTTGCCCGTCAATATTTGCAAGCTTGTTAAATAATGAGTTCATAGCGGTGCTTGCTACTTCCGGAGCTTTGCCGAGAGATAGAAAGCTACTTGCAAGGGCTGAAATTTTATCGCCTTTTAGTCCTAAAATAGAGCCCGATCCAGCCGTGCGACCGATAACGTTTATAATATCTCTTGCATTTACCATGCTCATTTTATCATCAAGGTAATTTATCTTATCGCCAAGCACGGCTATCTCATCAATGCCTAGTTTTAGGTTATTCATAGTTAAAGCTATGGCGTCTCCTGCGTCTTTGCCCGACATATCAAATGCTACGCCCATTTTTGAGACAAGTTTCGTAAAGCCAGCTATCTCATCGCTTTTTAGTCCAAGCTGTCCGCCGCTGGCTGAAATTTGCGCCAGCTCGTTTGCATTTACCCCAAGCTCGCGACTGAGCTGTTTTATCTGTTCGCCTAAAATTTTGACTTCATCTTCGCTTTTAAACTCGACATATTTTTTAACATCGCTCATCGAGCTTTCAAAGTCAATAGCAAGTTTAACCGGCACCGCAAAGCTAGCAGCCGTTGCTAGCTTGCTTTGCCATTTGCCAAGTTCGCCGCTAATATTGCCTAAATTCGTATCGATGTTTGTTTTTAAAGTGCCGATTTTAGCGATCTTCTCATTTAGCTTTGTGACGTTTTTGCCGGCATTTGCTAGGCTCTCGCTTAACCGATTTAATTTTGCTATATTTCCACTAAGTGCCGCAAACCCTGCCGTTTTAACACCGATAACAATACCGACAAATGTGTTATCCATTTTTAATCCTTGACTTTAAAGCTCTTTTAGTTTAAAATATCCGTATGAAACGGCTTATTTTTCTTTTATTTGTCCTATTTTTAGGCACTCTTGGCGTCTATATGATCGAGGGCATAATGGGCGATAATATCGCAGGTGGGTTATTTCTCGGAGCTATCTTGGCGGTGCCGATTTTTGCTCTACTTGACGCTTTTGAATTAGCTCCGTCTAAAAAAGATACTCCTACGCCCAATATAAACAAAGCAAACAATGACGATGATCCGATCCACTGGCTGGTTCCGCTTGGCGCCATCATAGGTGCGAGTGCTTACGCGCTATTTGAAATAAATCCGTTTTATTTCATGTTCGGCGTGTCGCTTATATATCCGTTTTATTGTGAGTTTAGTAATAAAGACTAACCCAAACTTTGAGATTTTACTTTTGCAATTTGGCTTGAAATCTTTACAAATTCACTAAAATCAAAAATATCCATATCTAAAATCTCGCTATACCCAAAGTGTAAAATATGAGCTATTATGGCTATATTTTCGTTGCTAGCTTCATATTTTGAGGCAAAAAACTCTCTACCGCCTCTTGCAGGGCAAGAAAATCGGTCACCTCCAAGTCGTTAAGTTCGTCATCTGCCATATTTACGCAAGCGGCCACTATTTTTAAGCCTTTTATTTCAGGGTTGTTTTCGCTAGCCGCCGCTCTTATTACCCTAACGGTCGGTGCGCAAACTTCAACTTCTTTATCTAAAATCGGTAGTTTTATCGTTGTTTTTCTCATCTTTTATCCTTTAAATTTTTACTCGCCTAAATTTGATCTAACTTTTGCCATATAATCAACGCCTGAAATAAGACATATCATATTTTCAACATCTTTAACCACCATTGGCACGTTATCGATGTTAATGTCTAAAAAGTGAGCCGATAGCTTTAAGCTTACTTCAACTTCTTTGCCACTTTCAAACTCGCTAACCTCCCAGCTTATAATATCTCCTGTTGCTGCCATTGAAAACGGCACTGCCTCGCCCTTGCCACTTCTAAAAATAGAGGCTTTAAATAAAAATGGAATGCGATCAGTAAATGAATTTAGTCCAATAGCCACAAACTGGTTTTTATCAATCTTTGAAATTTTAAACTCAAGCTCAGTAGCTTTTAGCATACCAGTTGAGTAGTTTGTGCTTAAAGCACCCTTTGCCTCAACGGTTTCAAACTCAAGTGTCGGCACCTTTAAATTCTTTGTAACTCCTAAGTAGCCTTGACCGTTTATAAAGACGTTGGCTTCTTGGATGACGTCAGGGATCTGTCTTTTAGTCATAATTTACTCCTTATTTATTTAAATCGTTCATAAGTTGCTTTGAATAGCTATCTACGTAGATAAAATCAAGCGTTAGTTGCTTTACGATAGGGTTGTTTTGCATACGTATGTCAAGATAAAATTTACCAGCCGTTACGGTAGCGTCCGTGTTTTTTGCACTCCAGCTTAGCTCATATCCTAGCAATACTTTTGCACCGACAAGCTGACGAAGTAGCTCCTCGACGCTTCTTTTTGCGTGATAGAGTTGATCGGCTTTTTTATCGATCGCAAATAGCACTCCCTTTTGAGCCGCTTCGCTAATACGGTCAAATATCCTGCTTCTTGCTAGATCTTGCCAGATACTGTCTTGATCGCTTGTCTCACCACCCCAAGTTCTAAAGCCGCTCTCTCTAATGATAGTTGATATATGTGCCGCACGTAGCTCGTCCGCCGTGCAAGTCTCTCCTAGCTCAAAGTCTATATCATCAGCTAGTCCTACCACACCGCCCATTACTCGGTTCGAGTAACTATCAGAGTAACCAAACTCGCTTGATCCGTCAGTATAAGCTATCATGCCAGCTATTCGCGGCGATTGCGGCGCGTAAGCATAACCCTCTATCTCGTCATCCCACGTCTTTACATACGGATATGCCGCTATTAAGCGATTTGTGCCAAAGTCTTTCATCTTTAAAATAGCTTCGCTTGCATTGTTTGCTTTTAGATCTATTATACCAGTAGCCTTTAAGCGCTTTGCCACACTTTCAAGCTTTACTTTTATCGCATCTTCGCCACTAAACTCAGGGGCGATGATGATATTTGGGCGGTAGCCCGTTTGCACTTTAGCCTTTTCAAATAGACCTATCGCATTTACGCAAGCTGAAATTTCATCGTTGCTGTCCTCGTCATCGTCCTTACTAAACACCGACAAGATAATCTGCGTATTTACAGCTTGATCGCTAATAGCTTTTAAAGCACGATAAATTGAGCCTTTTTTAAAGCTCTCTTTTTTCTCCTCTTTGGCTTTATAAAGCTCATCTAAAGCATCGATCGCCTTATCAGTAGTCATAAAAAAGTGCAGTCCGTTTTCAAGCAGTTCTTCATATCCGGCTATGCCGATAGGCGTTGTGCTTTCTACTTGTATCGGACGAGCTGCCTCTGCCGATATTGTGATATTGACTCCAAATTTAGCTGCCATGTTTTTCTCCTTTGTTTTGGTCTGTTTTTAAATTTCTCATTTTTTACGCTCCGTATTTAATTTTATGGTAAAGCCTACACGCAAAGTAGAACGCATAGACTTTCCACTTAGCTACACCTAGCACACCCATCATCTCTTTTAAAATTTCATCGGCTTGTTTGTATTTTTCAAGATCGCAAAGCCAGTCATGCACTACGATAGCCGACAGGTATTCAGGCGAATTTGGCGGAAACACGCTCCAAAATATGCGTGGTATATCAGCTCCGTTTGTCTTGTATCCTGCGGGGATTTTAATGCCTTTGTATTCATACTCGCTTACTAGCTCAAATCTATCTTTATCAAATGGTTTTATAACTACTCTTTTTAATTCCATACTATTTCCTTAACTTCTTTTAACGTGGTTGCTTGTTGTATGGCATTTTCTAAAATCCATTTTCTACCATATAGCTCTTGACCTTTTAAGATTACCGCTATTTCTATTTTTTTAAGCTCAGTTAAGTTTAGTTTCTTTAATGTGTTATCAAACATTCTAAAATCAATTTCTGTTAATTCGCTGTTTTCAAGCGCTTTTATTAATCCTTGAATGTTTGTTAAATGTTGTTTACCACAATCCACTACACCTACATCATCAACATTTAAACCACCCTCTAAGTTTTCTAAATTTTCTTTAAATTTGAGCAAGATTTCATCTTTTTTCAAATCTTTTGCAGATTCTAAAGAAATATCTACAAGCTTATAATCAATCTCATAAACAAACTCTCCTTCTTTTGTTATTTCTTCTATTTTTTTATATGTATCGTTATTTTCAGGATAATCTGCTACAACTGCCTTTTTATAACCGAAATTTAAAAGCTCTTCTTTGCTTAAAAATTTGGTATAAAATATACCTTCATCACTTGAAATATATTCAAAACTTACAACTTCTTTGTTTTGTATATCGTATAGTTTCATCTTTTTTTCCTTTTATTCTAGTTCTTCGTAAGCTATAGTTAGTGTAATAGAACGAGTACTGTAGCCGACTCTATAATCATACCTGCTATTTTGTATTTCAAAATAATGGATAGTAGCTATAAACCAACTACCACTATTATCCGGATCATCGCCATAGAGTTCGTTTCTATAACCGTATGAACAAAAAGTAGGTAATTTTATATCTACTTTTTTATTGTTAGTAGCGGTGAATGTAAAACTTATACCATTATTAACCACAACACCATACAGGATATTACTAATTTTCGCATTTCTTATTTCTCTGCTCCCAAATAAAAGCTCTTTCGTTAAATTTACTGAATAACCATGGGGCAGCGTGTAGGTTATAGTTTTGCTCTTCCATATCTTGCTATCACTAGCCATCAACATATACGTCATAGCACAAACTCCCAGTGGGAATTTACGCTCGACCCCCCCCCCGTAAATTTATATTTCATTTTATTTCTTCCTTTTTTAAATTTATGCTATATATAATCTAAAATTAAGTTGCGGACTATCATAGTAATTGTCTAGCCAAAGTTTATGCATTACTTCACCTTGCTTTAACAAAATCTCTTCACCCGATCCATCAAATTTGATATATACTTTTTGTTTGCCATAATTACAGATCTTAAACTCATAATATTGTGTTCGACCTGATAGTGGACCATTGCCACCGTTATACCCACTTAGTCTATCATCTGTTCTAGCATAGCTTCCGCTATTGATCGCTCTTGTATGATACGCGGTATAAAAGCTAATGTCAGTGCTATATTTCTCATTGAATTTAACTATTTTATTTTTGTTTCCTATTGGATCACGAGACCATCCATAAACTGGAAATATAACTGGATCGTTGATATACTCTTCCTTACTCATTCCATTACTACCTAAAAGCATATGCCTCATCACACACGCCCCATTCTAATATCAGTATCCCCAACTACAAAATAAGCGAATACCTCAGTAGTGGTTAAACCAGTAGGAACAATTCTAAATTTTATATTAGGACCATAGCCACTGATATTTTTAGCACCACTTACTATTAGCACGCCACTTTGACCCACGCTTGGGTTTGTGAGTGTCAGCATACCAGCAGTATTAAGAGATACTGTGAAGTTATCGCCTTGCGAAAGATCTACTATATTTCCAGTTACAGATGTTACCTTGCTAGGATTTGCGCTGTTTCTTTGATGATACTCATTGCCATGAAGTCCGTCAAGCTTAAGAGAGTCTGCTGCGACTTCAGTTTTTAAAAGATAATTACCTGCAATCTCTTGTTTTAAGGCGTCATCAAGTGTTTTTGCTACGCCAATGTCCTCTTTTTTCTTGATTAGGCTTTCGGTCCAGCTTCTAGTAGCAAGTACTACGCTGTTATCAACTTTTAGGGTTATTTCACTAGCATTTGCTACTTCTATTGTGATTTTTAGTGTTAGATCTTTTGCAGAACCTTCACTAAGAAGCGGTTTGTATGTTTTTGGTAGATTGCCTATAGCAAAAAGATTGCCACTTTCATCAAAAATACCAACTTCATTTATATAAAAACCGCCAACACTAACAGGAATTACTCCCTCAATGATTAGATAGCTTGGATTATTTTCATCTTGGATAATAGAGTTTATTGCTAAGCGGTGTTTTTCGCTTTTTAAAGCACTCATGCTCTCGCTTGGGATTATCTCTGCGTCGCCGACTGCAATGTGGCTTAAATTTATTGTCTGTTTGTTTGCTCTAGCTTCAACTATTTTTGCTATACCATAATTTGTAAGCAGTGTGTAAAATTCATTCATAATATAACCTTTTTAATGTTTTGATTGATTGTTTCTATCATCATAACTCCTATGCCTATGTTTTGCTTAGATTTAATTTCCTTGTTTCTATGTATAAAAGGTAAAACTTCTATATTTTCACCACTTATAGTTGCAATGCCGTTTGTCTCTTTGCAATGTGAGGTAAGTTTTAAATTTATACTTTCAAGCACAGAGCGAACATTTTTATAGTCATTTATTATCTTATCTATGCGTTTTAGCGAATTTTCATCTATGCCTGTTTTAGAAGCTTCTAAATTTACTTTGAAGTGATATGGCTTGCCACCATATTCAAACCACTCAGCTACTTCGCTACTTCCAAAAAATGCTTTTAGAGCACTCTTTAAACTATAAAGAGTGCCTGAGTAATAGTGAACGGCAAATGCGTTTTTTATCAGCTCACGTGCGGCTATCTCATTAAGTCCCTCTATATCCACGTCAAAGCTGTTCGCCAAGATTGGTAAAATCTGTTTTGAGCATGAATTTGCTAAAGTATTAATCACGCTTATATCTAAATTATCAAGCCTGGTGCCAAATAGCTCATCAAATAATTTATCAAATTTGCTTTTATGGTTTGGCAATAAGTGGCTCATAATACCGCCTTTTTATAGCTTATCTCAAAACTAAAGTTTATAAACTCGCCAATATCTGCTTTCACATCACTCAGCGGCTCTTTTAAATTTACCCTATAAACGCCGTTTTGATGAAGTATTTTATAGATATAGCTTATGTTTAAATCCTGTCCTAAATGAAGTGATTTTTCTATATTTTGCAAGTTTTTGTTTATCTCGCCGTTTATGAGCATATCTGTTAGTTCAAGTTCTGCTCTTATTTCCACATCGATGATATTTGCATTTGCTACTATCACGTTATCAGTTAGCGGTCTTACCTTTTCGCCGTTTAGATGATCCGCCACGCTTTGGCGTGTCTCTTCGCTCATATCAGTGCTTTTTATATATACATTTACGATACCAGCACCGCCGCCAAGCACGCTAACTTCCTCTACTTTTGCATTTGCGGACATTGCTTGATAGATATAGGCTTTAGCGCTTCCTGCGGTTGAGAAGCGCTCCAAGCTAAGCACGGCTCTCTCGCGCAATCTATCATCGCTCTCACGCTCTGCTCCGCCTACAAATTCATTTTCTTGTTTTGCGGTAAGGACAAATGGAAGCGGCGTTTGGATTAGTTCGCATTTGATAGAACTTGATTTTACGAAGCTATCAAGCACGCTTACGCCTACCATCTCTTTGTCGCCCGCTTTTATACTTAGGCTATCTTTTAACGTAGCCGTCTCGCCGTCTTTGCTTACCAGTACAAGCCCCGATGGAATATAAACGTCATAATCAAGTGTAGTGCTTAGGCTAAATTTAATCCTTGCCGTAGGCTTTTCGCCTTGCTGTCTTTCAATCCCATAAATGCTTACTATGTTATCAAGGTCGCTACCTTCCGAAAATGGAAGCAGCATAGCTTTTACAGAACTATTTATGCGAGCACGCAAAAGCAGCTCACGGTAAGCCAAAGTTTCAAGTAAAGCAGAGTAACTATCGCTCTCTAAAAGCTCTATTTCGATATCGTTTAACTGCTCTTTAAACACATTTTTTATATCGCTTAAAATTTTCTCGTAGTCCAAGCTCTCGATAACTTGTGGATACGGCAAGGTCTTTAAATCAAGCATTGCTTATCTCCATTTGCGTTCCATTTGTAAAACTTATGCGAAATTTCAAAGCGTGATTTTCAAAGCTTATCAGCCTTACTTCATCTATTTTCACACGCTTTTCCCATTTTTGCACCGCTTCAATTACAAAATACGCCAAATCCGCACGAAACTCATCATCGATCTTGCGATCGACTAGTTCAAAAAGCCTTGAGCCATACTCTGGACACATTACGCGTGAGCCAAGTGGCGTTAGTAAAATATCTTTAATACTCTCTTCTATACTTACTAGGTGTTTCATCTTAATCTCTTGCTAATCCATTGTTTGTATGATCACTTAGGCTGCCTCTACTATCGCTTACCGAGCCGCCGAAATTTGCATTACCGCCGGTTGTGATTGAGCCTGTGATATTTACATTTCCATTTATTTCAAAGCTACCAGCTGTACCATCACTTCCAGCTGTGCTGATGGCTCCTTGGATCAAAGTATTGCCAAGTAGCTTTATATTTGGACTTTTTACCGTAGTATCGTTTGCTGTTACATTCACACTTTGTGCGGTTAAATTTGCACTCTCGCAGGTTATGTTTATCTGCTTTGGCGTGCTTATGTTTAGCGTGCTGGAGCTTGTGTCATAGCTAATGCTTACGCCGTCTTCAAAGGTGCAAATTTGAGTTTTTGTTTCCGTGCTTGGCGCACCGAAAGCTTCTTGATATACCGAGCGAAGTATTACACCACTATTTAGGCTGCCACGCACTGGCAAAACCACCACCTGCTCGCCCACGCGAATAGGCGTAAAGGTGCGAGCGTAAGAATTTGCCGTTTGAACTACGGGCAAAAAATCGGTTACTAAATCGCCTATTTTTACTCTAGCTCGGTCGGTATTTACTTCGCTAATTATGCCTATCTCAATAAATTCCGTCTTCATATTCGCTCTTTTGTATATGTTTGCCAAAGCTTGGTTTTACTTGTTTATGAGAGATACTAAATTTAATCTCTTTTACGTCATCATGGATGTCATCAAGTTTTTTATTTGACGCTTGGGTTTGTTCGTGACTTTTGGCAAATATTTCACGCATTGCAGCGGTGTTGTTGTTTATGGCTTCGCTACTTTTATTTGCAACTTCTACGATTAGCTCGGTGTTTTTTGAGCTCATTTTATTTACTATCCAGAAAAATACGAAAAATGCTATAAACCCAAAAATCAGTAAAAAGACCACAAATTCATTTAGCCCCCACTTGCCACTAAAATTTATAAGCTCACCCGTAGCTCTTATCTCATCACTAAAACTTAGACTATTTTCCATCTTGTATTCCTATACATTGTTTTAAAAGACTTTCGCACTCGCGGTAATAAATCATTATTGCTTTATCAGCTTCAAAAGTGTCATCATTATTTGGTTTTATAGGCATTAATGCGTTACATTTTACAGGCACGAGTTTTTCTTTGTAAATGATATTTGGCTCTGGCGTGTGTTTATTCACGCAGCCCGTAAAAAGCAAGGCAAGTAACACAAAAATAGCTAAATTTCTCATTTAAACAACTCCTTATAAGCCTTTAACTCAGCTTCACAGCCTTTATCTTTGACGTAAATTTTCTTTATTTGTTCTACCTCTTTAGATGGAGTATTATCAATCTTTACCGATGCCGCTTTAATAGCTTCATTCTGAGAGGCGAGAGTGGCGTCGCAGCTTGTTAAATTTGCTTTTAGCGTGGCTTTATCCGTCGTTAGCTCGTTCGCTTTTTGGGTTAGCTCTTTGTTTTGCTCCGATAAAAGCTCATTTTTTTCCTTTAAACCTGCAAGGCTGAAACTGCTAACAAATAGTAAAACAAGCCACGCACCGGCTAAGATGATAAATGGTTTATTCAAAAAGCCCACCTAAAACCCTTTTTGCACGATTTGGTGTCTGCCTTGCCCAAAGGCTCTTCATACCATTTTCATAGGCGGCTCTGTATTCGCCGACACGGATATGTTGTAGGGTGGTTACAAATTTCTTTACCTTTGCCACACCCATTTGATAGCACATCTCTATAACTACATCTTGGATATTTTGGGGCTTATCTCTTAACCAGTCAAAGGCTTCAAATACATCACGTTCTAACTTACAAAGCTTTAAATTTAATATCTCATTGGCTACAGCTCTACTCATAGGTTCTAATTTTGAGCCGTTTAAAGCAAGCTCGTCAGGCGTGAGAGAGCTAACCAAAAAGCCATAACCAATAGTTGGGTATCCAAGCGTATCTTCATAGACTTTATCTCTAAAACCTTCGTTTTCTTTGATTTTTTCCATTAGGGTCATTATCGCTCCTTTTTTGAGACGAATATTACGCACTTTAGCTCTTAAAATCTATCAATATTTTGTATCAAAAAACTTTGTCAAAATTTTTTATAAAAAACTTTTGTCAAAAAATATTGATAGATTTTAAGGCACTTTTGTTTCATAATTTGCCAAAATTTTAAAGGACTTGTGATGCTAGCAACATTTGAAAAAGAGCTTATAACCACCATAAAAGAGTTAAATGAAAACACAGCACCATATCTTGGAGAGTTTGAGAATAAAGATGAGATGTCACTACTTATAAAAGGTGGTGATAGTTTTGTATTTGTTGAGTTTATTGGCGAAAACTACAAAGATATGATAAAAAAGATAGCCACATACAACATACATATTTTAAGCACAACACAGAGCAAAAATAAAGAAGCAAGGCTACAAAATAGGCTAAATGCTATAAAACTATGTGAAAAAATAGATTTAGCGTTAAGAAATTCACTACTTAGTAATGAGTTTGCAATTAAGCCAAATGAGTTAAAAGTAAGCTTTAATAGCATAAGTGATTATGGCTACGCCTACGTACTTACAAGAGCGATACAGACAGAATTTATAGGAAAATCAGAATTTTTAATGGAGGAGTAAATGCTATTTGAAGGTAGATTGTTTGCACTAAGTGAGCAAAAAGAGAAAAAAGAGATTGAAATTTTACTAGCTGTTACAGGAGAGTGGCAAGGGCATTATAACGGAGCCTTTAAGATTACACCACTTGATATAAAAAAGATGATAGAAAATTTTAACGACCGCAAAATTGATCTAGTAATAGACTATGAACATCAAAGCCTATATGGCAAAGAAGCCCCAGCTGCTGGTTGGATTACCCAGCTTTTTACTAAGGCAGATGGAGGGGAGCTTTGGGGCAAGGCAATATGGAGTGATAAGGCAGCGGAGTATATCAAAAACGATGAGTATCGCTATTTAAGCCCAGTATTTAATTTTGATGCACGTGATAATAAAAGTGGAACTAGCATTGGTGTTAGGTTAGAAAGTGTTGGGCTTACAAATACACCGTTTTTAGATGAATTAGGAGAAGTAAGAGCAAATTCTACAAAGGAGCAAATAATGGATAAAGATCCAAACAAAAACACAGATGAGAGCCTCTTAAAAGAGGAGATAAAAGAGCTTACATCGCAAAATGAGAAGCTAAAAGAGGAGTTGGCTTTAAGCATAGTTGAGAATGCAATTATTGCAAACAAAATAACACCAAGCCAAAAAGAGTGGGCTTTAAAATACGCTAAAAGCGATTTAAACGGCTTTAACGAGTTTGTTTCAAGCGTTACGCCACCACTTGCAGTACAGCCTACAAACGATATGTTTGCAAATAAAACAAATTTAGCAAATGAAATAGACGTGGTTAAGTTAGCACTACAAAAATAAAGGAGAAAAAATGTCAAACGAAATCAAAAAACCAAAAACCTATGATGATGTCGTAGTAGATAAAATTTTAGGAGTAAATGCAAAAATAGAAACAAGTAAGCCACTAGAATGTGGAACGGTGTTATTTAGTATTAATGGCGGCGAAAGCTTTGCACCATTAACAAGCGATAACCAAACAGAAACTATCGCAAATAATGTAGCCGTATTTGGAGTGCTTTGCGATAATGTAAGCGAGAGTAAAAGTGCAAACGTGCTAGTGCTTGGCGAAGTTATACTTGAAGAGATTGCTTCTGAGCTTAAAGTAGCTTTGTTTAAACAAAAAATTATAGTTAGATAAGGAGAAGATATGGAAGAGTTGCTTAAATTTTTTACCGTAGATGCGATGACTGATATAATCAGTCAAAAAAAGGCGGATCAGAGTTTTATTACAGATACATTTTTTAAAAACGAAAAGCCGATTTTATCAAGCCACTATGAGCTTATAATCAAAAAAGGCAGTGGCGTGATTTTAGAAAGTGTTAACGAAAACGGTGAGCATTTAGTCACAAAAAACCCAAATGAAACCATCATCTCAGTCCCACTCCCACGCTTCCCACAATATGACGTACTAAGTGCTAGCGAGATGAATTTACTAAAAACACTAAACACTCAAAACGAACAAGCTAAATCGCTATCTGTTGCCATTGGCGAAAAACTGGCTAAGCAAAAGAGCAATATCACAAACACGATAGAGTATATGGCAGCAGGGGCGTTATTTGGTAAAATTATGGACGGTAAAGGCAATGTGCTATTTTCTTTAACTGCAAACCGCAAAAAAATTACTATCACAAACAAAACAGACCTTCTTTCACTTTTAAGCCAGATAGAGGCCGCCCAAATAAGTGAGCTAGGCACACCAAAACCTTACATCGCTTTAATCACAAGAGAGCTTTATGCAGAGCTTTTAAAACTAGCCACTGAGCAAGAGCTTATAAAATCAGGTGCGGCAAAGGTAGTCAAAAGCGATAATGGCGGATTAGTGTTAGAGCTTTTTGGACAAAAATTTATGCCTTATGATGCGACCTATCAAAACCAAAAAGGCAAACCGACCTCGTATATGAGTGGTAAGCAAGGCATAGTCGTGCCTGTGTCTGATGATATGTTTGAGCTAGTTTATTGTAGAGCAAATCACACATCAGCTATTGGTAAAGCTCCTAGTAAATTCTTTGCTGCCGCACCTGAGGTGCTTGATAAGGGCGTTGGTTGGGCTATTGTTAGCGAGAGCAGACCACTGCCGATTTGCAATAGATTAGACGCCATTGTAGAGCTAACTTTTGAATAATTAAAAATAAGCCTCATAAGCCATTTTTAGCTTAGGGGGCTAGTAAGGTATTAAAATATATTTTTAAAGCTTTAAAACCGCTTTTAAAAGCGTTAAAAATATATTTTAAAGGTTCATAGTGATAACAAACGATGATTTATTAAAAGAGGTTTCTTTAAAAGAGCTAACAGAGTTAAGCGACTTTGACGGCATAAAAGAGATTAATCAAACTATTATTGATGATGCTTTATCTGACCGCATAGCCTTTATTAGCTCATACATTAAAATACCAAAAAACCCAACGCCACTTTTAAAGGATATAACGGCAAAGCTTGTAATAATTGAGTTAAAACGCCGAAACAATTTCCCAAAAGAGGCGTTAAACGAACAAGAAGAGAGGCTAACAAATTTGCTTTTAAAGATGGCTAATAAAAAGATACCAACAGAGATTAAAGACGAATATATGACGCCAAAACTAGTAAGCAGAGCATTTAGGCATACTGGGGCGAGAATGGATTTAAAGGATTTTAATGGCTGAAAAACCAAATTTAAAACTACTAGCAAAAGAGCTGTATCTAAAAGGCTTTAACATTGAGCGCATAGCTGAAATTTTAAACAAAACCCCAAAAACCATAAAAAATTATAAAACAGCACAGGGCGATTGGGACGAGCTAAAAGCGCAAAAATATCTAAGCCAATCAGACATTGAGCGTGAAAACATCTATCAAAATTTCATTGAAGAGATGCGTTTAGCCGTTAAAGACATCAGAGAGAGCGAACTAAGTGCAGCTAAAAAAGCAGATGCACTATCAAAGATCGGTGATAGCTTTGTTAAGATGACAAAGGTTGCTAGCTATGAAAATCCACGTGCATATAAGCTAAGTATTGCCAAAAAGGTGATTATGCTGGTAGTGGATAAATTTAAAGATGATGAGAATAAAGAGTGCATTAAAAAGCTTATTTCGCTAATTGAAAGCGAAAAATTCATAAAAGCTATTGAAGAGCTAGATATTTAAGGGTAAAAATGCTTTTTTCAAAAGATGAATTAGAAAGCTTCTTACTAGACACCAAAGATAAGCTTACAAATCTTGGCGTAAATGAGCCTGAGCTTTCTAAGCTTACACGCCGCGAATTTACCTCTTGGCTTGATGAGTTAAAAGATGAGCTAAAAGAGCAGATTAGCAAGGACGTAACGCTTGATGTTAAGCTTAAAGGTGAGCGTATCAAACGAGCCGAGTATGACTTTATATATTTTGCCAAGACATATTTTCCGCACTATTTTAGCATTGGTGGTAGCTGTGCGTTGCACGAGCATTTATCAGGCATTTTTAAAACCATAACAACAAATGAAAAAGGCGATAAATTTTGCGTAGCTGCCCCACGCGGTCACGCAAAGACCACTTACTGCTCACAGCTTTTGCCGCTTTGGTGTATTTGCTTTAACAAAAAGCGTTTTATTGTAGAGATCTCAGATGCGGTGGAGCTTGTTGAAGGCTGTCTTGAAGCGATTAAAGTCGAACTTGAAGATAATGCAAATTTAAAAGCTGACTTCCCGCACGTTTGCGGAATGTCTAAAAACTGGAAAATAGGCGAGTTTGTTACAAATAACGGCGTAAAGCTAAAAGCCTTTGGTTCGGGCAAAAGGCTTCGTGGTGTCAAATACGGCACTTATCGCCCCGATCTTGTCGTGCTTGATGATTTAGAAAATGACACAAATGTTAGAAGTAAAGAGCAGCACGATAAGCTTGAAGCATGGCTTGACGAAGCCGTGCTAAATCTTGGTTCGGTTGATGGCAGCCTTGACGTGCTTTATATTGGCACCATACTTCACAGCGACAGCGTTTTAAGCAGAAAGTTAAAGCTTAAATTTTGGAATGCTAAAAGGTATCAAAGCATTATTGAGTATCCAAGGCGTATGGATTTGTGGGAGGAGTGGGCGAATTTATACCGTAACGTTAGCCGTGAGGCAAGTGATAAGTTTTACCTAAAAAACAAAGCCAAAATGGATGAAGGCTCAGTTGTGCTTTGGGATGAAGCCTTGCCGATTTTAAGACTTATGCAAAAAAGGGCTGAAAATTTAAAGAGTTTTAATAAAGAGCAGCAAAACGACCCAAGAAGCGAAACTCAAATTTTTACAAAAGAAAATATTCATTTTTACAAAGAATTGCCAAGATGCGATTATTACGTAATGTATATTGACCCAGCTGGTGAGAAGAAAAAATCAGACTATACGGCCATAACCGTGCTAGGCGTGGATAAAAAAGAGGCGGTTATTTACGTGGCAGAGAGCATTGTAGAGGTTATGAAAACTAAAAAAGCCATAAAAGAGATAATCCGCCTAAATGAGCTTTATCGCCCTAGGATTTGCGCTATCGAGAGTAACGGCGGACAGGAGTTTTTTAGAAAATGGATACGCGAAAAAGCCTTTGAAATGGGTGTTAAAATACCTTTAAAAGGCGTTAATAACACGGCAAATAAAGGGCTTAGGATTGAAGAGCTTGAAGTGCCTATTGATGATGGCGAAATTTTACTGCATAAAAGCCAAACGCTCTTAATAGAGCAACTTACCGAGTATCCAGAAGCTAAACACGATGACGCACCAGATAGCTTAGCAGGAGCGTATAGCTTAACAAAAATGACAAAGAAAATACAAAGGCGGAGATTATGAAATTTCTAAATATTTTTAAAAATAAACAAGAGACCAAAAAATCAGCTGTCTTAACTCAAAACGGCACGCTGATAGAACAACTTATAAATACGGGCGTTTCAAGTATTAGCGATAGCGATATAGATATGATTTTAACCGACCTAACCGTAACCCAATGCGACGTAAGCCGTAAGGCCGTAACCGAGAAAAAAGAGATACAGATTATTTCAGACGACGAGGACGTTAAGGAGGAATTTGAAAGGATATTTAATCCCGACATCGTTAGCCAAATTTTAGAAACCTATCTTTACGGACTAAACGTATTTGAAGTAAATTATAAGCAAAAAGAAAGTTTGTTTTATCCGCGTCTAGTTCAGCGCGATTTTAGACATTTTAAATTTAACGATGAAGGAGAGTTTGTTTTTAATGCAAACGGCACCGAGCAGATAGTCCCACCTTTTAAAGCTATCTACGCCCTTAACCGCGCAAATTTTAGAAAAGTTTACGGCGATGGACTCCTTAAAAAGCTATATTTTCCTGTAAAAATGAAAAATGCAAGCCTTAAATTTTGGTTTAGGTTTTTAGAACGCTTCGGCTCACCTTGGGCGGTAGCAAAGACCGATTATGATGCCCAAGGTCTTGCAAACGAGGTTCACGCAATGCTGGCTGGAGATAGCGCAGTCATTGACAAAGACGAAGAAATCACGCTTATTCAGCCCACCGCAAATATTGATTTTTCGCGTTTGCCTGATTATTTTGACAACCAAATAAGCAAAGCTATTTTAGGAGCGAATTTAACGAGCGATGTAAAAGAAGGAAGTCTTGCTGCATCAAAAACGCACAACGAGATAAGAGAAGATTTAGCTGCAAACGACGCTAAAATTTTAATATTTGTGATGAATAAGGCAATTAGCTTTTTTAAAGATATAAACGGCTTTACAGGCGAACTTTATGCAAAGCTATATGACGAGGACGCACCAAACCTTGAGCGCGCCCAACGTGATGAAATTTTATACAATATGGGTTTTGCGCCGACTCCTGAGTATGTCAAGGCTACATACAATATTGAGTTAGACGAGAACGAAAGCGTAGGGCAAGCAGGCAGGCGCGCGAATAAAGCAAGCACGACAGATAAGCCAAAATTTTTAGATAAATTTGATGTCGCAATGGAGGACAAAAAATTAAATACAGCACTTTATAAGCTAAATTTAGAAGGCAAGCTTGATGAAATTTTAAGCCGTTGCGATACTTACGAGCAAGCATTTACCGAGTTTAGCAAGCTTTATGAAAATGCACCACTTGAAGAGCTTGAAGAGACGATGTTTAAAGCCGTGACAAATAGCGGTCTGGCTGGTTTTAGTGATGAAATTTAGCTTTTTTGACGAACCTACGTCGGTAGTGGAGTATCTGCAAAGCAAAAAGCCCGAGCTACATTTTGATTATGACGAAATAGCTCACGACGCACATAAAAGAGCTTTTACGATCGCAAAGATGACCGATCTTGATCTGCTTAAAGACATGCAAAGCTCGCTATCTAATGCCTTTAAAAACGGCGTAGGGTTTGAAGAGTGGAAGAGGCAAATTAAACCTAAGCTAGCCGCTCGCGGTTGGCTGGGCGAAACTCAAATAATAAATCCAAAGACCGGTGAAATAAAAAAGATATATGTCGGCAATCGTAGGTTAAAGACCATATATAACACAAATATGAGAACCGCATACGCGCAGGCTAGATATCAAAGCCAGATGCGGTCTTCGGGCGAGTATTTTCGCTACACGGCCGTACTTGATCGCCTCACGCGCCCAGTACATAAAAGAATGCATGGCGTGGTGCTACCAAAAACTGATAAATTTTGGGATAAAAACTATCCGCCAAACGACTGGAATTGTCGCTGCAAAGTGCAGGTTTTAAGCAAAGAGCAGCTAAAAAGTCGCGGTATTACCCCGCTAGCGGACGGATCGTTTTTAAAAGACGTCGCAGGTAAAGACTTTGCGTATAATCCGGGCAAAAGTGCAGACAAGCTAGATGAAATTTTATCTAAAAAGCAAGAGGGTACACTTGCCGTGCTGCGTCCTAAAGAGCAAGCTAAGCTAAAAAAGAGGCTGGATCAATTTGAGCATGAGCGAGACTTATACACGTGGCAAAAAGGGCTAGATAATATGGTGAATGCGATACTTACAGGACAGATCATAAAAGACAAAATTTATCAAGTAGCTCAAGTCGGCAAGCTAAAACCAAATATAGTAGGCTCATTAAAAGAACTAAATGTTGAGACAAAAGCACAAAGTATAGCCATTTATCAAAATACGATCTCACACATCACACGTGATAATAAACCTAAATCAAAGGAGCCAAGTGCGGATGAGATAAAGGCAATCGTGAGCGTATTTGATGAAGCGAAACACGTGTTTTACGATATGCAAGAGAAAGTATTACTCTATTTTTACGGCTCTTTGCAAGACGACAAAATGGCAAATTATGCGGCGATTCGTTTGGATTATGTATTAAAGAAATTTAGGACGGATAATTTTATAGCAACGATTAGTAAGATGCCATTAATAAATTATAAAAGTATATTAAGTGATAAAAAGAGATATAAAAGAGTAAAGTAAAGCAGCGCCGGGCATCGAACCCAAGTCATTTGCAGTCGCAAAAATACGATTGCCCCTCTGCCAAATCTGAGACCATCTACTGCTTTACTTTAGCATTATTTTACCACTTTATATCAAGGGAAGTCAATATGATAGAAGTAAAAGGGATTGAAAAGCTACAAAACAAGCTAAGAAATATCCAAAAATTAGAGCACCGCACCGCACCGCTTATGAAGCAGCTTGGCGAGATACTTAAAAATTCCATTGAAGATAGCTTTGAGAACGAAAAAAGCCCGTTTGGCGAGCGTTGGAAACCACTATCACAAAGCACACTAAAAAATAAGCTAAAAAAAGGCAAATCAGAGAGAATTTTACGCCGTGATGGCAATCTAGCTGATAACTGGGTGCTAAACACAACAAACACAAAAGCAAGCGTGTCAAACAACGCTAGCCACAAAGGCTTTGCTTATGGACTTACTCATCAGTTTGGCGTGGGCGGTGCAGGACACACTAAAAATATTAAAATCCCAGCTAGAGCGTTCTTACCGGTTGATAAAAGTGGTAAATTAGCAAGTGATGTTAAACGTGAAGTTGTAAAAGAGATTATTAGTTTTATTAAAAATATTTGATTTGCAACTATCAAAGCCCCATATTTAGGAGCTTTTAGCGGATAGTTGTATGGTTGTAAATGATGTTTATCCGTTTTTCTCGCTAAGTTCGCAAATTTTAATTAGTATCTCTTTGGCGGACATTATCACTCCATTCTAAAAGCACATTTAGTTCATCAAACCTTAATCTAAGAGCCTCAATGCTATATCTTAGCATTTTATCACTTGCTAACTCACTAAGACTCATTTGTAAGATTTCGCTTCGTATTATATCTAAATTTTTATATATCTGCTGTAAATTTAAATGCGTATTTTTAGTCATTTTTTATCCTTTTATTAAAATAAACTAAGCTCTTTGGCTTCTTTTACGATAGCTTGGACGCTGTTGTAGCTTAGATTATGTTTAGCAGCTATCTCTCTTATGGCTATACTTGCTGGTTTTCCGCCATTTATTAGTGTTTCATATTCGTTTGCTATATCATCGTTTCTAAATGTAGTTTTATAGCTTGGTACATAAATACTTGCACCTCCATACTCTTTTATGATTTTGCTTATATCATCACTATCTTTTACGCGGTTATAAAAATCTACAAATAGATCATAATTACTTAGCATCTTTTGCCTTTTTTGCCATATTTCTAAGCCCTAGTATTACATCGCTAGCCTCTGCTGTGCTTAGATACCATAGATAAAGTGGCATCTTGCCTATAATCCTATCTATAAATTTACGCAAAGCCCACTCGCTCTTATCTCTTGCTACCTCATTCCATAGCCCGTATATCATCGCTATTTGTTTCTTACTAGCTTTGCCTTTTTTGGCAATCGGTTTTTTAAATTTTACTCCTATATATGGTTTATACCATAAAAGTTCAAGTACCTCCCTAAGCTCTTCTATACTTAATTTGCTTAAGCTATCTTTGCCGTATTGTGCTTGTAAATAGATCTTACGGCACTCGTCGTCTACGAAGTAGTTATGCTTTAGAGTGTGGATCATCTTGATGTAAAATCTTTTTAGTTCCGCCGTTTTGCTTGATCGTTTCATATTACGCTCCAACTATTTTACAACTATCAAATAGCGAATTTTCAGGCTCTTTGACGATAGTTGTAATAGTTGTAGAAGTCTGGCTTGGCTTCTTACAACTATAAAATATGCTCTTACCGGCTTTTTGGCTATACCACAACTTGCCGTCAAATTTATCCAGACACTCGCGAGCCGTTTTATCGTCTTTTTCATGCCCTAGTAGGCTTAAAAACTCAGTCTTGTTTAGGCTTTCCCGCTCTTTTAGCAGCTTGGTTGCTTTATTGGTAAAGCCAAATTCATACTCGCTCATCATTGCTATATCTTTTTCAAGAGTAGCCAGATCAAGGCTGCTTATATCTAAACAAAAAGAGCTATCGACTATCGCTGCACGCTCTTTTTGCACTTCAAGGAAGAAATTTAACTCGTTTTCATTGGCAGGACGTTGATTTAACTTATACATGCAATCAATCGCGTTTCTTATACAAGTGCTTCCTTGATAGTTCTTGCTGTCTTTGTTTGCGTGATGAAGCACAATGATAGTAGCTCCGGCTTCACGCATATTTTTAAGTGCGTCAAATAGCCTCATTAAGCGGTTGTCGTTGAATAGATCACAAAAATTTATTAGGCTATCTAAGAAAAATACGCAGTCTTTATACATGCCCTTAATCGCACTGGCTTCAAGATGCATCACCAAATCAAACGGCGGCATTTGAAGGCTTGAGCGCTGAATGTATCTTAAATTTTCATATTTTTCTATCAGTAGCTTATCGATATGTCTCTCTTTTAATACGCTTACTGGGTTATCAAAATCTACATAAAAGACCTTTTTGCCTAATTCGCACATTCTTTTAGCGATAGCAAACGATAAAAAGCTCTTGCCACTGCCACCTGCCGAATAGATCATAGTGATGAGCTCTTCGGGTAAAAAGCCTTCTATTAAAAATTTATGCTCTTTTTTAAAGTCTCCTTTTTTCAAGGATGATTCGTTTAAGAATTTAAATATATTACCTTCTAAGGTATTCATTTGCCTATCCTTTTTATAGTCTTTTCAATTAGCTTAAGCGATTTATTGCCTATTGTGGTTTCTTGGTGTTTTGGTACAGGAAGTGCGTTAAGGCGCTCTTCTGTTATACTTCTTTCATAGTCCTCGCGGCTGATTCTTTTTACGTCGCCGATTTTGTGCTGATTTTTAAAAAGCCAGCTATAAATTTGAGAGGTTTCGGAGCTATCAAGTCTTTTAAATACTCCGTTTTCGTTTATGCAGGCGCTATTTCTTAGGTTGCCTTCGTCATCGACTGTTATAACCACATAAGGCAAATAGCCGCTACCGCTCTCGCAGCTGCAAAGAGCTTCACCGCGGTAAGCTTCTTTGCAAAAGCTTATCATTTCATCAAGTCCGCGAAAAAAGCTACCACTCACGTATTTAACTCGCTCAAAAGTTATCCTTTGCCAAGCGATAGAAGCTTTATGCACGGCTAGTTCTGTGCTTACGAAATTTGCGCGAAAATTATCCGTAAAAATAGCAAAATTTATAAGCTCGTCATCTGGTATAAAATGTAATTTTCTATCAAATTTAACGATCTTTGCTTGAGGCAAAAAGCCCTTACTATCGCCGAAAAGATCGGCGATGAGTTTTGCACGTTTTGAGGTCATTTTAACCCCTTTACCGCGCATTCAAAAATATACTTTCCAAGCTCGCAATCAACCTCGTCCCATAGTCTGCGATTTCCGCCAAGTCCTGCAAACAAATTTAAAACTCTCAAAGCTCTTTCCTCTAATATTTAAACTCTTTAATCAGTGTTTAACCATGTTTTAAACATTGATTAAAGGGCTTATTAGCCCTTTACGTGTGCTCTTAGCTTTGCTCTATGCACAAATCTAGGTAAGAGTTTGCCGCCTTTATATTTTAAACCCTTAAATTTATACCAAACCGCTATACTTGCTACTTTTTTGTTTGATTGTTTTTAAAACCACTAAAGCTATTTTCAGAGGCAGTTAGCCCAAGTAAGCTTACTATAAGCACATTTTTCATCTTGCCACCTCCAAACTCTCAATCTTTGGCACTATTCTAAAGTTATCTTTGATAACTCTTTTTAGCCCTAGTTTTACTAAGTCCTCATCTTTTAGCTCGGCAAGCGCGTCTTTGTTTGGAACTTCACTATATGTTATGCACTCTTTAGCTAAGCCAAATGCTTTTATGGAGTTTATTAGACTCTCAAGCTTGACTTTTACTCTAGGTATGCTTACGCTTTTACTTATACGGTAACCTATCTCACCAAATGTAAATTCCTTGCTTCGCTTCTCAGCAAATTCGGCTTTATTATCCTCGCAAAATAGCGTGATTTGCTGCTCGATGAAGTTCTTTTCGCTCTCAAGTCTTTCAACTTCGCTTTTACGTGCCTCTTTTATGCGGTTACACTCAAGAGTTACCTCGCCGTTGATTTTCTCAATACCTACGCTTACTTCGCAGAGCCTTTTTAGAGCGACATCAACGTCGCTAAAACTATTTATTTGCATTTTTTATCTCCCTTTCTACATTAAATTTCTTGATATATTTTGCTTTTAAAATATATCCGTATCGCAAGCAGACAGCTAAATTTGATTTTGATTTTTTAACTATCCGCACAGCCATCTTGCCTACTCAAACAAACTAAATTTAAGCTCGGTTAGCCCATATTCTTTTGCCCACTCACGCTCGGTAGCCATACCTTTGCTGGTTTTACTAAATTTGCACTCATGGTAATAGTAATAACTGCAAACCCTAAGTAGCTCTTCGCAGTTTTTCATAACAACCTCTCTCTCAAACTCACTATGAGTATCCATAAATGCAAGCACGGGAGAGATAGGCTCATAGCCGTTTTTACGCACGATCGCACAAGCTTCAAGCGCTAGCTGCTTTGCGTAATAGTTTCTGTCTCTATCTTTACACTCTATACTTGCGTATGGAGTGCTAACAAAGACCAGTCTTGCCGTTCTCATATATTCTCCTTTCTTAAAATTTAACTTTATCGGGGGCTAAATTTAGCCCCCTGTAAAATCAATTTAAGCGCTTAAAATATCAACCAATCTCATCGTCTCAAGTTCGTAAATTCCGTCCCCGATAAGTCTAAAAAAGCGATTTGAATAATAAGCCTTTTGTCCCCTGATCATGGTTGCTTTAAACCTAGCAAGCTCTCGCTCCCCGGTTTTATCAAAGGCACACTTTACGTTTGATTTGCCGCGCTTGATACCGCATAGCTCTCCTTTTGCGTTTATACCGATCTCCCAACCTTTTTCTCTCATGTTTTCGATTGCCATCATTGTTTCTAGCCTTTTTGCTTGTGTGTTTGTTTTCATTTTTTGCTCCTTTTACAACTATTACAACTTTACAACTATTGCTAATTACACCAAAAGAAGCATTTTTGTAGCTTCTTTAATGCTTAACTCATTTAGCTCTACTCCGGCTGCTTCGCTTAGGCTTTTGGCTCTATTTAGCAGCTTCACGCTTTTTCTAAAATTCCCTCTTGCTAGTTCGCCGACCAGCTTTACGCACTGCTTGTCAGTTACTCCGTAGCTATCACAAAGCTCTTTTAAATCATCATCCACTACCTTATTATTCAGCTCATCAACGTAGCTTAGTCCTCTTAGTATCCATTTGCTACCGACGCGTGAACTAAGTTGCTCTAGCTCTCTACCACTTTTTGCGCTGGTTAAATTTAAAAGCAGCTTGTTTGTGCCTACTAGCACGAGCGTGGTTTTTGCAAAGTCATAAAGCCTTCTTATGCTTTCAAGCGCGCGGTAAGGTAAATGCTCGGCTTCGTCTATTATGATGATCTTGTCGAGTTTTGCTAGGCTTAGGGCACAAGTTCTTATAAGCTCGTCTATACTTGTGCCTGTGTTTAGCCCAAGTTCTGAAGCTATCATCTTAAATAGCGTCTTTGCGCTTGTATTTATAGTAGCTTCAATAAGTATGGCTTCGGGATGGCGAGAGCAAAACTCTCTTATCGCCATACTCTTGCCGCTTCCCGCCGCTCCGCTGATTACCGCCATATCTCTATCTTTTACAGCCCATCCGATTACGGCGTTTATGCTTTTAACGTCTTTTGTTTGGATGAAAAATTCATCTTGCGCGCTATCGTTTTTTACGATATAATTGTCAATGTAATTTTTTGCAAGGCTCTCTACTTTATCGGCATACTTGTAGTTTGAGCCTTCCTTTAAATATCCGCTTACATAAGCACCGTTTATGCCTAAAACACCTGCAAATTTATTCTGGCTCATTCCCGTTTTATTTAGAAATTTAAGAATTTCGTTTGCTAACTGCATGTTTACTCCTTTCATTAAATTAAACACTTTAAACGCCGTTTAACAAGCTTTTAAACAGCCTTTAAGGCATTTTCTATTGCAATATCCGTTATGCTTTTTCTCTCTTTCTTATCACTATTTGGCTGAGTGATCTCGTCATAGTCAAAGACCGCATTTACGATACTTGCCAAACTCTCTTGCTCTTTTATACTTTGCTTGATGCGCTCTATGCTCGTATCCGCTTCTACCTTATTCTCTTTTTTGAGTGCCGCTTCATGCGCTTTTTTCATCATATCAAGATCATACGTTACGTTTAGCTTGCTAAATTCGCTTACTTTAGCTTGTTTTATTACCTTTCTTATTGCGCGCATATTTTCTTTAAACAGCTTAGTCGCCGCCGCAAATTCCTCTGCACTAAAGCTTATAACCTCGCTATCTTTTGCCTTGCAAATAAACGCTCCGCCTAGATCAAAGACATAAGCTTCGCTCACGTCATCGATATTTACGCTAACTCTTACCTGCGTGCCGACATTTGGCAGGTGTCTTGAGATGTAGCGAATTCCATCTATCGTTATGCCTTTCTTGCCTACCGGATATACGCCTTTGCTGCCTGCATATAGCACAAAACGCTCATACTCAACTGCCTTTAACGGCGTATCGTCGCTATTCCATCTGATGATCGGCGCGCTATTTTTGCGTTTTACGGCGGTTATATCCCACTCAAGCACGGCCGTTTCAAAGCGTTTTTTCATATCCTCGTAGGTTGAAAGGTGCTTTTGATGGGTTTTTATAAGGTGTCCGTATTCGTCTTTAGCGTGTCGCTCTTTCTTAGGCGTTTGTTGCTCTATGTTTTCTCGTTTTGCTAGACTTCCGCCTATATAACCCGGAGTATGAGCCATTTTACTTCGTTGAAGCGTTTTAAAATGCCTCTCTACGTATGCTTTATCCCTGCCGTGATACGCACGCGCCGCGTCATAGTCTATATTTAGCCCTTCAAGCAGCCTTTGAAACTGCTCGCTTACATAGTCCGCCCCGTTATCGCCCTTTATACATTCAGGCTTGCCTAAAATTTGCATCGCACGCCAGAGCAGACGCGTAAGTGCAAGAGCATTTGAAGTCTCAGCCAAGGTCGCCACGCATCTACCGCTATATACGTCTATTAGGCTTAGTATATTTGGTCGCACTTGCATGCCGCCTTCTCCGTCGCGTACGATCACGTCAAGTTTTGAGCTGTCTATCTGCCATACTTGATTACGCCTAGTTACTAGCGCGCCTTGATCGCCGTGTGCCGGATCAAAGTAGCTTGTAGCTTTGTCTGTGCCCTTTGTGATGAGCGTGTATTCTAGGCGCTTATCGGCGTAATAGCTCTTTATAAAGCGACTTATCACGCCCGTATCAAATAAAGGCGTTGCATTTCCAGCTAAAAACTCATAACGGCTAAATTTACCGCTTCGCTTCCCATATTCTTCGTGCAAATCTTTCCAAACCTGCGTTACGTTAAAATCTCCCGCGCCATACGCTCTAAACTGAGCTAAGATAAACTCTTTCATCCACTCTTCAAGCTTATAGCTTCCCTTTCTTTTGCCGCGTCTATCAAGCAGACCGCGCAAGCCGTGCTCTTTATAGGCTTTTTGCCATCTAAAAAGGTTTGCCTCGCTGATATTTTCAATCTCGCAAAACTTTTTAGAGGACAAAGAATTTAACTTCGCTTTCTCATATCTTTTTACTATGTCCCTTTTTACTCTTGCACTTGCTATCTCTTCATCGCTTGCCTCAAGAAATATATCGCCTTCGTCAAGCTCATCGGCTACTTTTGCATCATCTTGGCTGATTTGGCTATTTTTCGCTCTTTTGATGTCGCTAAATTTCATCATCTTATATTCGCCGCCTTCATAGACATATACGCTCACGTCGCTTTTTAGCTTTTTAGCTCTCACTGCAGAGCTTATGTCCGCAATATCCACTTCAAATAGTAGCTTCACGCCACCACGACTTCTAGTACCTGCGTCAGATATACGGATGAATGGATATTTATCCGAACCCCTATTCGCAGAATTTGCCAAAGCTCGTGAATTTATATTAAAAATCTCAGCTGCCGTGCCCGTTTCAACGTATAGCATTAGCTAGCCTTTTGACTCTCGTCGTCTTTAAAGGCGCTAGGCATCTCATCTATTATGCCCTCGCTTAAAAGTGCTTCAAACACCTTTTTGCATTTTTCGGAATTTTTAGCGCCGACCACTTCGCCGCTTATCACATAGTAAGCTACGCGCTCATTTAAATCGTGCTTTTTTATCCACTGCCTGATACTTATGCAGTTATCGGTAAAGTATTGCTTTATCAT